CAATAAATTTGAAGGTAATGGTTGAACACTACCACTTAAAGTATATCTTGTATCGTATGATGATGTTAATTGAGATGAAGAACTTATTGCTCCATTTAATGATGTCAAAAATGAACCCGTTTCACTTTCAGTAATCCAACTACCACTTACATTTTCAATTGCGTTTAATCTACTTACTAATGATGCAGTATTTACATTTGCAACACTACCACTTAAAGTATATCTTGTATCAAATGAACTTGTTAATTGTGAAGAACCACTTATAGTTCCACTTGCAACCGATGCCGTAAATGATTGAGTATAAGAATTGAAAGATGATGTAGATAATTTACCATTTAATGAACTACTTAATGCATTAGTTACTAAGTCCGTTGCAAATGTAGTATCTAATGAAGATGTTAAATTGTTTATAGAAATTTTATATGTTGTGCTACCTGAAATACCAAGTACAAAAGTTGTATCTAATGATGCCACACTTAGTGCAGGTAATTCGGATATTTTTTTTCTTGAGTTTGCCATTTATTATATTATTATGTCTAAACCACTTTCGGTTATTATTATTGAGTCATCTTCGGTTGCAACTGGTACATCCACCAATTTACCCATAACATAAATATCATTTATAGTCACATTATCGTAATCTATGTATCGTTCATTTAAAGTTATTACTACATTATTCCCAACTTCTTCAATTTTATAATTTCCTGGAATATGCAAACCAAATACTAATACTTCAAAATTATTTGGTGATGCTCCTTCTGTTCCGTAATCTAATGTAACATTGTATATCGTTAATGTATTTGTAGTATTGTCAAATTCATCAATCATTCTTTGGTTATATCTTGCACTATTTTCTAATATCTCTTGATAAAAATCCGATATTTTTGTTTTATTATTTACTAATTTTGTAGGATTTGGATTAGAACGGGTTTTAGAATTAGTTTTTTGAATACCGGTGTTATGTTCTGCATATTCTGCTTCTGCAATACTTTCCAAATATGCAATATATGCATCGTTATCCAAAGTGTTTCCTTTTATATTTTTAGGAACCGCTCTGTTTATTTTTCTACTATTTGATGAAAATTGTTTAAGCATATTGTTCTATATCTCCTTCTATTTGAATATAATCATCATTGTCTAAATCAAATTGAAAGTTATTTTTTATAAATTTAATCAATAAACCATTTCCACCTTCTTCAACAATATAATCTCTTGCACTTATACTTTGTGTGTTAATATAAATCTTTAATCTATCTTGTGTAGTTCTATATTGAATTTCTCTTAATATATCTACAAATCTCCAACCCGTAGCTTCCCAAATTGAATAAGTAGAATTTGTTAAATCTTTTGGAGTTAAATTTATTTTACCAGGATTTCTACTGATTTTTTGTGTTATATCTAATAAACTTCTTTTCATTATACAATATCAATAAATTTACCTGTAATAGTAATTTCATCGTTACCATCTACTGAAAATCCAGGTGCTAATGCTAATGTTAATATATTGTCTATATATGATGTTACTGTAAAATGTGTCGTTTGATAATACCTAACACCATTTATATATAACTTAATATCGTATGAATTTCCCTCATAAGTCAATCCGGAAGTAATTACCCCACTTAATTGTGCAGGTGCTTGAATTAATTTTATTGCTGAGAATATTGCTCTACTATCATTTTCACCATCTACGACTTTACTATTATTTAAAGATAAAAAATCAATTAAATCTTTATTATCATAATATGGTGATGGTGTAGTTAACATACCTTCCAATCTACCATTTCCGGTTACATCGGTTTCAGTTGATACTACTACTCTTTTAATTGACATTGATTTTTTAATAGTATCTTCTCCGTCAAATTTTTCTGGAAGTAAATATGCTTTAACATTCAAAGTAAATTCAACTCTATTAATTCTTTCAGTTCCTTCACCAACTTCATTTACTACATTATAATCAGAAATTGCTGTACTGAATTTAAATTTTTGTTTGTCTCCCCAATATTCGTCAGATGCAAATGTTAATGATTCAATTACAATATTAAGATGTTCAGTATAATTAGTCCAACCCATACATTCATAGTTTATTTCTACATAGTCTGGCATTGTTATATTGTAAATTTCATATTTAGGTGTTACCGATTTTCCTAAAAGAGTAAATCTATCGTATCTATTATCATTTGAATATTTTGTAACTCCCTGATATGACACATGTCGATTTAACATTGGCATTGACTCATTTTTTGCAACACTTGTTCTTCTTAACATCATTAAAGGTAATTGTAATTTACCATGTGTATCTCTATAAACACCTTGTCTTCTTGCACCATTCCATCTTTCCGAATTACCATAGATAACAGGAATTTTTAATGCTTTACCATTATCGTCTAATTCAGGCAAAACCGTATCTTCCAAATACGACATAATTGCATAGTCAATATCAAAGAGGGATACACTTTGTTTTAAATCTCCTTTTTGGGATTTAATTTGTTTTGCTCTATTTAAATTTGCTCTTAGTGGATTTGTAGACATTTTATTTTATTCTTTCTTCTATGTTTAAATTAGATTTACTTACCATAAATGTTTGACAAACAACACTAAAATTATTATAAGGTTGGCCACCTACTAATTGTATTTCATTTGTATTATCAATTTCATAATATCCTTCATTAAAGTTTATTATATCTCCAACTTCAGGATATATTCCTTTTTCTTCTAACATCCATCTATCTAATTTGAATGTTACATTTTGGTCTGTATCTAAACCAAATCCCTCATAACGAGCAGATTCGGGGTCTTTGTTAATTAATGCAAATACTTCTACACCTGGATACCAAGTTTTATTCAATGCTTCACCATAGATGTTTACTTTTGTTTCATTCATATTAATTTTGAATAAAACAATTGTATTTTGTACAACATCATCTACCAATTCTCTTGCTACACTTTTAAAAAATTCAATATCTCTAGTTTGTAAAAATTTTGGCATATTATCCTACATATAATTTTAAAGGAACTTTTCTTAACATTTCTTGGTGGTGATTAGATTCATGTGTTTTATTTTCCATCACATTCTTTCTACTCATTTCTTCCAAATTTTCTCTCAATTGTTTTATCAATTCATCTTTTTCAACTTGTGCTTCTGCTCTTAGTGCTGCACCATCCAAACTTACCTCACCATCTGGAATTGGAACTGTTGAATATTTTTCTCTAATTGCACCTAATAATTCTTTTGAAAGTGCTAATGTATATTTTCTAATCCATTGTTTACCCACATCATTTATATTTGAATATTGTATAAAGTCATACGGAATATCGGAATAATCGGAAAGAGACTCAGGTTGAATAATTTGAGAATCATGTTCAAATTCATCTCTACTCATATATTCAAAATAAATCCTAGTTAATGCAGATGCAGGAATTGGGAATATTTCTAATTTATTATCCACAATATTAAATGTATGTGCAGATTTTCTAATATGGTCATTGAATTCAATTTGTTGCATTCTTAGTACATCTTCATACAAAGGCATCATTAAGAATTGTGCTGCAGGTGAAAATTGACCAAATCCCAATTCACTCATAAGATTTAATGTACCTTGTGCACCAACTGAATATGGGTCAAAGAAACGAGCAATTGCAGGAGTTGCTTCATAAAATACTTTAGTCACATCAACTGTAGATGACCCACTAAATATTTCATTAAATTTTTTACCTGTTTCAACATCTACGGCCTGATTCATTAAATCATATATTTGTACCGATGCAGTTAAATTTACATATGCCTTTTTAATTGATGTAGAACCACCCACTCCTGCTAATGTACCATATTGTTGAGACATGCGGACTGTAGTTGGTAAATACGAACCATCTACAAGTGTTTGTGAATAGTTTGCAACTTTACCTTTGGGTTGTCCTCTTAAAATATCTAAGTTATTTCTAAGATTGAATTGATTTACTTGTGCAGAATATTCAGAAGTTGATTCTTCAAAACAAGTAAATATTTGTTCATTATCTAATTCAATATTAATAATTGGATATCCCAATCTCTTTGCTACCCATGTAGCTGTTTTTGGTGCATCGTTTCTAAATCCACTATCGGAATCATATATACCAAATGGAGTAGATGAACCTGAGATGAATGAGCCGGATGTTGCACCTGACCAGTAAGTGTTTGCAGACATATATAAAAAGTTATAGTTTTACTACTATAAATATAAGAATAAAAAAAGAGGAGACATTTCTGTCCCCTCTTTCTTTTTATTGTAAGTTTATTACTTATCTAATCTACTCAAAGATT